GCCGGCAAGCAAATTTTTCACCCTGCATCTGACTCCCTTCAACGGGACTACACTATCCCTTCCAACAGTCTAGTGCCTTTCCCGCTGGGTACGGTAGTGTTGTTCACTGTGGAAAACGGCGGTCGCTCGGTGCGGGTGAGCTGCGGTGATACCCTGGTGCTCGGTACAGGGACGACCGGGACAGTGCAAGTCTTGCCAAATAACTCTCTAATGTGCATAAAGGTCACTGAGACTAAGTGGATGGCAAACTACTTGTATCAAGCAGGCGTGCCCTCGACACAAGAGTCTCTTGCCGTCGCAAGCGCTGCCTCGCCTTTTTTTCAAGTCTACCCGTTTTCCAGTGCAGGGGGTTTTGGCGTCAAGCTCCCTGACCCTGGGACGCTGCCAACAGGCGCAGCTAACAAAGTGGCTTTTAGCCCAACAGGGGACGCCATTGCGGTTGCACACACGGTCACCCCTTTTGTGACGGCTTACCCGTTTACGGGGGCGGGGTTTGGTGTCAAGTTTGCCAACCCTGGAACATTGCCAGCAGGCGCGGGCAACGACGTGGCTTTTAGCCCAACAGGGGACGCCATTGCAGTCGCACACGCGACCACCCCGTTCATCTCAGTTTATCCATGGTCCGGGTCAGGGTTTGGTACCAGGTTTGCCAACCCCGTAACGCTTCCAGCAGGCGAAGGCAACGGGGTGGCTTTTAGCCCAACAGGGGACGCCATTGCAGTCGCACACGCGACCACCCCGTTCATCTCAGTTTATCCATGGTCCGGGTCAGGGTTTGGTGTCAAGTTTGCCAACCCTGGGACACTACCTGCTAGCACAGGAGAAAGCGTGTCTTTTAACGCGGCAGGGGACGCCATTGCAATCGCACACATAACCACCCCGTTTATTTCGGTTTATCGGTGGTCTGGGTCAGGGTTTGGTGTCAGGTTTGCCAACCCTGCCACATTGCCAACGGCCAATGGTTCCGGTGCAGCCTTTACTCTTAACCCTTAAAAACATGATTTACACCCAACTTACCCCAGATTACAAGTACGACACCCTTGCCGAGGCTATCTATGCCAGGGAGGTGGAGTATTTTCACTACGACTTTGACCGTAATAACTTTCAACACCTGATCAACGCTGTCCCAGATGGTGAATTTAAAATCAGCACCGCTGAGCGCTTAGCATCAACAATGCAGCAGATGGACGTGGTTAAGGCTGTTATCGCGGCACTGCGTTCACAGATTGATGATCAGCAGGCCTACGCAACGGCGGTTGAGCGAGTGACAGCCAGGCGCAAGGCTAAGGAGGCACTGTAATGCTCAGATACGTCCAATCTCGAAACGGTGTTTTTGTTCGTCACATCAATGATGTTGAACCAACGCAGTGGGACGAAAACAATTTTTGTTTTGCTCGAAAGCTGACTTCCGAACAGGCGACGCACTTTGGCGTGACCAGGCTCCAGATCGTAACTCCGCCTTACTTCGATCACGCCACACAGCGGTGCGAAGAAGGCCCGGCGGTCTTGAACAACGGCGTATGGACACAGCAATACGTTGTCACAGAACTTGATGCCGAAGAGGTCCAGGCCAGACATGCAGCTCAGGCCCAGCAGGTCCGCGCAGAACGCGACAGGCTGTTGGCCAGCTGTGATTGGACACAGATTGGGGACGTGCCGGTGGACAAAGCACCGTGGGCCGCGTATCGCCTGCTTCTTCGGGAAGTGCCCCTCCAGCCCGGTTTTCCCTGGTCGGTCGCGTGGCCTGATGCGCCGTAATTCGGCTGTACACGCGTTATTTCCACGACTAAAATGCCGGGAAACAAGTGCGTGTAGCTCCCCGCAAATATTGTCTTTAAACAAGGAATCACTATGCCAAGTACCTTTTCGAGCCTTAAGTTCGAGTTAATCGGGAGTGGGGAGCAGTCCAACACCTGGGGCAACACGACCAACATCAACATTGGCACCGCCATCGAGCAGGCCATCACAGGCCTGAGTAACCCGGTGTTTGCCTCTGACGCCAACCTGACGATCAGCCTGACCGACCTGCTGGGCCCTGCTTTGCAGGTCCCGCGAGCCTTGGTCCTGAACGTCACGTCTGTGGGCAATTTGACCGCGACCCGCGAAATGGTTGTCCCGACGATTGAGAAGCAGTATCTGGTCCACAACAACACGTCGGGCGGCCAAAGCATCACTGTAAAAACAGCGGCGGGCACTGGCATCACCGTGCCCAATGGCGCAAAGGCGCACCTGTACGTCAACGGGGTGAACGTCATTGATGCGGTCACGCATTTCAGCGCGCTGACCCTTGGCGCGGCGCTCCCTGTTGCAAGCGGCGGCACTGGGGTCACGTCCTCGACGGGCACGGGCAGCAACGTGCTGTCGAACAGCCCCACGCTTGTTACGCCAAATCTCGGGACACCCTCTACCCTTGTTGGCACGAACATCACCGGCACGGCGGCCGGACTGACAGCGGGCACCGTGACGACCAATGCCAACCTGACGGGCATGGTCACTTCAGTTGGCAACGCCACAACGGTGGTCACCAACGCCAACCTGACGGGCATGGTCACTTCAGTCGGTAACGCGGCCTCCTTGGGGTCGTTCACATCCGCCAACCTGGCAGCCGCCTTGACGGACGAGACAGGCAGCGGCGCAGCGGTCTTTGCAACAAGCCCCACTCTTGTCACCCCTAACCTGGGCACTCCTGCCAGCGGCACGTTGACCAACGCAACTGGACTGCCTATTGATGGTGGCACAACGGGCATTTTGCCCGTGGCCCGTGGAGGCTCAGGCACGGCCACTCCTGCCTTGGTGCAGGGCTCCAACATCACGATCACCGGCACATGGCCCAATCAGACCATCAGTGCTCCTGCCCCAGGGCTAGGCACCGTGACCTCAGTGGGCGGCACGGGGACTGTTAACGGCATTTCGTTGTCAGGAACCGTGACTTCTTCTGGAAATCTGACTTTGGGCGGAACACTGTCAGGCGTGAGCCTGACCACACAAGTGACAGGCACCCTGCCGGTGGCCAACGGCGGCACGGGCGTCACGACCTCAACGGGCACAGGCGCTGTGGTTTTGTCAAACAGCCCGACCCTGGTTACACCCGCCCTTGGCACGCCGTCTGCTCTTGTCGGCACGAACATCACCGGCACGGCGGCCGGCCTGACAGCGGGCACTGTAACGACCAACGCCAACCTGACGGGCATGGTCACTTCGGTCGGCAACGCTGCTTCCTTGGGGTCGTTCACCTCTGCCAACCTAGCAGCTGCTTTGACGGACGAAACGGGCACTGGGGCGGCAGTTTTTGCCAACAGCCCCACTCTGGTCACGCCCGCCCTTGGCACGCCTGCCAGTGGCGCGCTGACCAACTGCACAGCAGACGGCACAAACAAGGTAGGCTACCGAAACATTCCGGCGTCCGGGACGAAGACGTCCAGCTATACCCTGGTGGCAGCAGACGTGGGAAAGTTTGTTGAACTGGGAACAGGGGGCAGCGTGGTGGTGCCATCTGGCGTGTTCGCAGCGGGGGATGTCGTGAGCATCTTCAACAACACTTCCGGGACCATTGCTTGCACCTGTTCCGCCATCACTGATGTCTACCAGGCTGGAACGGACGCTGACATCAGCAGCTTCAGCATCACCACACGCGGCGTGGCCAACATCCTCTTCATCACCGCTACTCGCGCTGTGGTAACGGGGAACTTGGCATGAGCGGGATCATGCTCAACATCTTGGGGGCCAGTGTTGCGGGCGCTGCAGAGGCCACAGGAGCCCTTGCAGTGGTACACGCTACAACGCCCTTCATCACCGCTTATCGATGGTCAGGGTCCGGGTTTGGTACAAAATATACTAACCCAGCCACGCTTCCAACAGGCACTGGCAACGGGGTAGCGTTTAGCCCTGACGGCGCGAGTATTGCAGTGGCCCACAATGCAACGCCCTTCATCACAACCTACCCATGGTCAAGGGCGGGTTTTGGTACGAAGTACACTGACCCCGCCACACTTCCAACATTCGATGGCAACGAGGTAGCGTTTAGCCCTGACGGCGCGAGTATTGCAATAGCACATGATAATTCTCCTTTTATCTCCGCTTATCCATGGTCAGGGTCTGGGTTCGGTACAAAATATACTAACCCAGCCGAACTTCCACCAAGCCTTGGCAACGGGGTAACATTCAACCCTAACGGCTCAAACATTGCAGTGGCCCACAATGGATTCCCCTACATCACAGCTTATCCATGGTCAGGGTCTGGGTTCGGCACAAGATACACTAACATACCCGTAGTTCCAGCAGGCATTGGCAACGGGGTAGCGATCAGTCCTGACGGCGCGAGTATCGCGCTGGCACACGATACAACGCCCTTTATCATAGCTTACGCATGGTCAGGGTCCGGGTTTGGTACAAAATTAGGTAACCCATCTGTAGCCACGCTTCCAACAGGCGATGGCAACGGGGTAGCGTTTAGCCCTGACGGCGCGAGTATTGCAATAGCACATGATACTTCTCCCCGTATCTCCGCTTACGCATGGTCAGGGTCCGGGTTTGGTACAAAATATGCTAACCCAGCCACGCTTCCAACAGGCAATGGCCTCGGGGTAGCATTCAGTTCTGACGGCTCAAACCTTGCAGTGGCACACGCTACAACGCCCTTCATCACCGCTTATCCATGGTCAGGGTCGGGGTTTGGGACCAAATATGCTAACCCAGCCACGCTTCCAACAGGCACTGGCAACGGGGTAGCCTTCACACAATTCACTCCTTAAAAAACTTTTATGGAAAACGCATCTCAAACTCGCGAAGAAATCCTGGCCGCATCTTTGGACGCTCGCGTTCAAGAGGTCATGCTCTACCAGATCAACATTGACAACTACACTATTGCACTGGAAAAAATCAGCAGTTTGCCGCCAGACGAGCGCGCTGAATTGTCCGGTTTTACAGAGCAACTGCGCGGGCTGCTATCTTCTGAAACGCTAGAGCAAAAGAAGGCCAAAGTCATGCTGGAGGTGGTCCGCCAGCAAGTGGGCCAAGGCTAGTCTGCAATGAGGGATTGGATCGTTGCCTTTATCGCAGCGGCCAGTCTGGTGGCGTTGACCATATGGACGGCGCGGGCTGTCTTTTTTGTACTGGGGTGATGCATGGATGAGCAAAATTTGAAACATGAGCTGGCTGTCATCAAAGCGCAAGCCGAGGTGGAACTGAAGCGGCTGCACGCCGAGAACTCTGCCAAGGAGGTTGCTGGCAAGGCCATCGGTGAAGGTGGTTTGTTCTACATCACCCTGATCATTTCCATCGGGGTAGGCGCGTCTATTGTTCTGGAAGCAGACAAAATTGCTGCTGTGATGGGTCTACTGGGTGCTGCGCTGACGGCCTTGATCTCCATGTTGAACGGCATTGCTGGCACCGCACCGAAGCAGGAGAAGCCTGAGTTTGAGGTCATCAAGAACCTGATCGACAAGCTGGATCGTCTGGACCGCAAGGAGCCGCCCATGAAGGTTACCGTGGAAGGCGACAAGGTAACAGTCGCCAAGGGGGAGGACTCCATCACCACATCCAAAGGAGCCTGACATGGCTGATGAATCTGCAAAAGGCGCGTTGATTGAAAAACTCACGTTCGCAGTGTTACCGCTGCTGTTTTCTTGCGTGGTGTACCTTATGTCGGCGCTGTCCAACTTGAGTCACGAGGTCACGATCCTCAACAGCAAGATCAGCTTGGTTGTTACATCAGACAACAAGCAAGCAACCAACACTGGCGCGGAGCTTGCGCGTGAGCGGCTACGCCAAGACCTGTCCACCGAGATTCAAAAGAACCGGGACGACATTCAGTACAACCGCCAAAAAATTGCGGTCATTGAAGCTCAGATGGAGAAGAAATAATGCTGTCCCTCATCTCAACCCTTGGGGGTCTGCTGATCTCCGGCCTGCCTAAATTGCTGGAATACTTTCAGAACAAGGCAGACCAAGCGCACGAACTTAAGCTGGCAAGTGTCCAGACGGAACGTGAATTGGCGCTGGCCGCTGCTGGCTTTGCCGCTCAGGCACGTATTGAGGAAATCCGCACCGAGCAGGTGGCAATGGAGACAGACGCCCGGATGACTGAGGCGGCTCTGGAGCATGACGCCAAGGTGCTTGAAAAGGCCAGTACATGGGTATCCAGCTACGTGGGGACCGTGCGCCCCACTGTGACCTACATCTTTGTGATTGAGTTGGTTCTGATCAACTTCTGCATGGTCTGGTACATGTTTATGAACCCCGGCCTAATCACCAGCATTGACGACATCATCCGCTACTCCGACCTGATCTTCGGTTCTGACGAGATGGCTATGCTTGGAAGCATCATCGGTTTTTGGTTCGGCAGCCGTAGCTGGGGCAAGAAGTGAAGCTGAGTAAGGCCGGGGAAGACTTGATGCACAAGTACGAGGGCTTTCGCTCTCGACCATATCTTTGCCCGGCTCACATCTGGACGATTGGCTACGGCCACGTCCTGTACCAAGAACAGATCAGGCTGCCTGTGGTGCGCGTGGAGGGCAAGACCATCCCCATGATCCGCAAAGAGATGCCCTTGAAACCGGAGGACAACCGTG